ATGGGTATATGTGGAAATACGATAAATGTCAGAGTTAGTTCAAAAAATCCTGAGAATGTACTCTATGAGCCAGAACTCAGATGTAAAGATCGACTATGTCCTATTTGTAATTCTTATAGATCGTCAATTTTAGCCAGAAAAGTTGAAGATTTAGGAAAAAGGATGACAAATCCACATTTACTCACCGTTACTGCACCAAATTTGTTACGAGATGATTTATCAAAGTGCTTTGCTAATTATAAGACTGCCATGAGAGCGTTTAAAAAGAATCGATCTTGGTTCAAAAAATACATTGCAGGTGGTGTTGAGCACATTGAAGTAACGAAATCAAAAGAAAGAGATTGGCATATTCATTCACATATGTTGGTTGATTTAAATGTTGCTCGCAAAGTAGAAAATATGAAACAGGTTGGTCATTCAAAGATGCTTGATCCTATAAAGAAAGAACTGGAAATAGCTCTTGAAAAATGTGGTCTTGGGACGATTTCAGATATCCGTCCGGTAACCTCTGGATATGGAAAAGAAATCAGTAAATATGCTATGAAATTTGATAAAGATATCACAGATGATGATATTAAAGAAATGGCTGTATCGCTTAGAGGTAAGCGCATGGTTTCAAAGTTTGGTAGCTGTTACGGTATTAAGGATCTTGAGGAATTGGAAGAAGAGGAGCAAGTGAAATTTGTGCATATTGGATCAATTAAAGAAGTTGTTCTTAGGTGTTTTACACCTGAAAAGGCAGACAAGAGACTTTTCAAAATTGTTTTAGAAATGATTAAGATTGGCTTAATCGAATTTGATTTTATTTAACATTTTTATAGGAGGGTTTTTGTATGAAAGTAGATGCAATTATCGCAAGTGATGTAAGTATTATCCCTGAAAAGGGAGTGGGTTTTCAAGTTATGGTTCAAGACCTGGGACTGACGATAGGTTGTTTCGTTCCTCAAGAAAAGGTCAATGGAGAAGCACAATTGAAAATGGGTGATGCTGTTATTGCGGATATGCGGAGACCGTATCCATCAGGTAAAGAAGTAAAGTTCAATATTGAATCAGTTAAGCTTAAAACTGAGACAATCGGTAATAAGAAGCATATATCTTAACGATTCCGAGTGGGATCGTAGGGGAGTACGACATAAAAAGATAAAGAAGTCAGAATTTATGACAAAGAAATCTAGTCGTACTCCCCACTTATTGAAAGGTTAATTATGGGATTATTTTTGGGTGTTGCTGGTGATTGGGGTGGAGTGTGGGAGATCAACGTTCCTGCAATTACTGGATTTCCGATGTTCGATTATTTTTTCACAATGCAGTTGACATTCGGGATACTCGCAATGATGTGCGGGTGGTTATTTAACATTATGACACGGAGTTAAACACTATGGTTATTGATGCTGGAGAATTAAGTCAATTGACATTTAGTAGTAATACCGCATCTTCCGGGTGGGTGACTATTGCCAATGAGTTTGGCACTAGTACAATGTACATCAACGATCTTAGTGTTCCGGTACAGCTTTCAGCATCAGGTATTAACGACATTACCATGTCAGCAGGATTAACAATTTTACAAACCAGTATGAGTGCAATTACGTTGCTTACTCAGAATTTTTTATTCGGGCTTGCCGGCATTGCAGCCGGTTGGCTTATGGGATATGTAATGGTGAAATATGCCGTTTAACTTCTTCTTATTTCTATTGATTGCTGTAATTCTTGGAGCAGGTTATGCCGCATATAAATTACTTTATTACATTTATTTTAGTGAGTCTTTTTCTAAAAGAGAGGGGGTGATTAATTTGTTAAATACGATCAAAGGTTGGGCGAAGAGTGGATGTGCTTTTGTAAAAAGAAAAGCAGGTACTATTCTGACAGTTACGGTAGTTGCTGGTGTAACGGTAATAAGTCTTGTAAAAAATGCACTTGCTGCACTTGATCTGAGTTTGTTAACGATTGACACTGATCAAGTGTTAGTTCTGGCCGGAATCATAGTAGCTGCAATTGCTGGTATCTGGGCAGTGAAGAAGGTTATCAAACTGGCAAACCGTTCGTAACACATTTTTGTGGGTTGGTGTTCCGGGCACTGACCTGCAAATTTAGAAAGGATTAAATTATGAATTGGATTGATAGGAAATATTGGAGTCTGAAAAATTTGGTAGGTTACGCTGTTATAAGAGGTGATGAAGTCGCACGTACTACGTATGAAAAAGAGTTGGAAGAATATTGTGAAAGTATGCGACTCAATAATAAATCAAAAGAGAAAAATGAAAATTAAAATATTTATTATTTGTCTGTTTGTAACTTTGCAAAGTCAAATTGTTTTTGCTTTGCCGAATATATTGAAATATACACCAATTGAAGATGCTGCAAATGTTCTTGTCGGTACTGCTTTGCTTGTTCCTTCTCTTATTGGTGGTCTTGGTGAAAATGTAGATGTAACACAAGTTGATCTTGTAACGGGTGAAGTGGTTTTAATTCCTGAAGAAGATTGTAATGGTGATGGTTTAGGAAATTTGATTTCAAGTAATGGTAATTTGGTGGCTCATTATTGGGATGGTGGAGATGTAAAACCTTCTGGATGGGCCACACAAAATAGTTTTTCGTCTTTACCTGCTAGCCAATTACAAGCTAGTTTGGACGCGGTTAATAGTCAAGGTGATTTTTGTATATATCGTATACAAGCCACTAATCCATGCGTGTTTTCTATGACATGTTATACCGATAGTGTAAATGCAAATTATAACGATCAATTTTATAATCAATCTGGTGTTGATCCTGAGTTCACTATATTTGATTTGCCAAATGGCCTTGGAAATGTTGCACAAGGCACGATTGGTGGTGTTCCTGTTGAATTATATGATTTTTTAGAAGATTTGACTCCACCAGAGCCTACTTGTTTTGATGGGATTATGAATCAGGACGAAACCGGAATTGATTGCGGTGGTATATGTGCAACTAATTATGGCCTTGTGTGTTCAATTGCTGATAGCTGTTTTGATGGGATTATGAATCAAGATGAAACCGGTGTTGATTGTGGTGGTGTATGTGTACCATGTGTAGTCCTAGAAGACGTTCCAAATGATGATCCAGTACCTCAAACCATCGTTGATGCTAATAATGACGGTATAGACGATATTACGGGTTATGATCCCGCAAATCCAACTATCACCGGAGGTACACTACCTGCTGTCGATCCGGGTTTCTATAGTACTACATTGCCAGGGACAGTTGCTGATGTTGGTGAAACTGATTGGGGTGAATTGATAATGTCATCTTTATCAGCGAATCCATTAATCGCTCTGGCAACGGGTACAACCATAAATTTAACCAATGCTGAATGTACCTTAACTGGCGTAATTTATGGCAAAAATATAGAAATAGATTTTTGTTCACTTGAATGGATGGTTGATATTTTTGGTGTGTTAGTACTATTACTTTTTACTATTCGCTCAATATTTGTAGCTTTGGGAGTTCAATAAAAAATGGGTTTTATAATTGCTTGGTTAGGACGTGCTTTTATAACGGGGATTGGTTTCAGTGCTGTTCGGTTTACCGCAACTAAAGTCATCTTGTGGGTAATGATGGTCACAATATTTCCCGCAGTCCTGATGCACGTGTTCTGGATGTTTTATAACACGGTAATTTCAACAATTACACAAGTTGACGGTGCTTACGGTCTCGATCCTAACAGCTTAGTACTTGAGCTTTCAGGTATTGCGGCTTGGTTCGCTATACACCTGAAACTTGTTGAAGGTTTTTCCCTTTTAATGTCTGCTGTTCTGTTTCGTATTGCTATCCGGATGATACCTTTTGTGAGGTTATAATTTCTATTTTTGGGAGAAACAAAATGTCAGACATTAGGCATAGACGCACAATTATAGATGAGCATTGTTTAGTAAGATTGGAAGTTATTGGAACACGTGAATCAATCCATGAATTATGGAACACTGAAGATGTAAAACAAATAGAGCGTGATTATCCCAACCATACCATTATTGACGTTCTTCTTCCTGAAAATTTTGAAGCTGAAACGAACACATTATACACCTGAAACTTGTTGAAGGTTTTTCCCTTTTAATGTCTGCTGTTCTGTTTCGTATTGCTATTAGAATGATACCTTTTGTGAGGTTATAAAATGAAAACTATATCATGGTTTAGTGCAGGTGTATCAAGTGCAGTTGCAACAAAAATTTGTATTGATGAAATAGACGAGATTATTTATACGCATATTGATGATCAACATTCTGATACTTTGCGATTTGTAAAAGATTGTGAGGAGTGGTTTGGAAAGCCTGTTGAGATATTGCAAAGTGATTATAAATCTGTTGAGGATGCTTGTCTTGGAGCTGGTGGACGTGGTTATGTTAATGGTGTAGGTGGTGCACCTTGCACCAGGTATCTGAAAAGGCGTGTTAGAAAAGAGTGGGAATTAAACCAAAAAACATCATTGCGGTATGTTTGGGGCTTAGATTTAAATGAGATTGATAGATGTGAGAGACTGGAAAATGCAATGCCCGCACAAGGTCATATCTTTCCTTTGGTTGAAAGGAAATTAAATAAGGTGGAAGTACATAGGATATTGAAAGCCAGTAATATAAAAAGGCCTAAAATGTATGACCTTGGATATAGCAATAATAATTGTGTTGGTTGTGTAAAGGGCGGAATGGGATATTGGAATCATATACGTTCAGATTTTCCTGATGTTTTTTTATCACGATCAAAAATGGAACGAAATATTCAAGCAACCTGTATTAAAGGTATTTATCTGGATGAACTAGATCCCGATAGAGGAAGACACAGTCCACCAATTGTAGATGATTGTGGTATATTTTGCGAAATCATAGCGATGTAGCATTTAGAATGGTAGTCAGGATGATCCCCTTTGTGAGGTTATAGAAAATGAAATTAAGTAAAACTGAACAATCTTTATTATCACAAGGAGTTAAATTGACGGTGTTGGCTTCTTCTAAATTATCCGATGGTACAGAAATTAAAGTAACTATTAGTAAGACTTTCAAAACACGGACATTATCTGATAACTGGTATTTTCCTAAAAGAGAGCTTATACGTACCGCTTTATTAAGTTTAGAAGATGCTTGCTGCAAGCGTGTTGTAAATCATATTCGTGCAACTCCGCTTAGAAGAAAATTATTTGCAGATTCATGACTTATAAATATTTTAGCTACTGTATCTTTTGTGAGACGATAGAAAGAGAGGTTTAAAAAATGTCAAATGAGAACTTTGAGGCAAAAAAGATTATTTCAAATGCGATGGGTGTAGTATCAATGGAAATAATTGGTAGTCGTGATCATGTAGAAGAAGTATGGAAAGCAATCTCTCATGCTGTTGATATTAGTTATTCGGTAAATGATTTTTACTATCCAATTCGTGACAATAAACCGACACAAACTATTAATTATGTGTCTTTATAAGATATGTTCATCCCTGATCTGTTAGTAAATAGCCGGAAACGAAATTCACTGAACCCATTTTGTTTTCGGCTATTTTTATGCCGTTAAACCTGAATGTATACAGAGGTTTAAAAAACATGACAAAAGAAAATTAACTGTTCCGTCAGCTCAATTTTTTTTGGCGTGATTTTTTAAACCGGCGGATATTTCCACTATGTCGTTGTCTTTTAGATTTTGAACCGGACAAATAACAGGCTGTTTTTTGTCCACCTCTATCTTCTTGATTTTATAGGAGTAATAACAATGCGTACCTTAATAATAATATTCCTAATTTTAATTTGTGGTTGTTCGATTACGAAACCGAAAAACGTAATTGGAGAATTTCCTGAGTTTGAAACAAAATTACAGAAAGAAAAAAAACAATTTAAAATTTTGTCCGGAGAGAAATTTCCAGACAAAGCATTTAAGGTGAATGCTGATTTTAAGGATTTGTCAGCATCCAATGTAATCTTGTTCTTCATGGATTTGATTCATGCTCGATACGTGTTATCCGGTAACTTTGACAGAACTATTATGATCTCCATTCATGGTCTGTATAAAGAATCAGAAATCATTAATATGTTGAAAAACATACTTAATGCGAATGGTTATGATGTAGTACAGAAAAATAATGCCTATCTCTTTTATCAGATAAATAAAGACGATAACGACAATTCAATATATATCCAGGGTGATGAAGATAAATCCAAAAGCGTGTATACCTATAAAATGCAATATGTTCCGGTTGCTAGTATTTACGATACACTTAAGAACATGTTCAAGGATTCTGAAATCATTATAAATGATTCTCTTAATCTCGTCGTAATAAAAGCAAAAGAGCCTGATTATAAAAACATTCGTTTGACTCTAGACCGCTTTGATAAACGTCCGAAACAAATTATTGTTGGTATGGTAATCCTTGAAGTAGAAATCAATGATTCCATAAGACATGGCGTTGAATACTTTTTGAAAGATGTTAACAAAGGTGGAAACATTTTGGCCTCATTGCTACCTGATAATTTTGCTACAGGTACGGATTTGCTACAAGGTGGAGTCAAATATTTTACAACACATAACAATACTGATGTAATTATAGAGCTCCTTAATATCGTTAGTAATGTAAAGATTATTAGTAAGCCAAAAATCATAGTTGAGGACAAAAAACACGGTACTATCAAGATCGGAAGAGAAGAACCTATCCAAAAGGGAACAACGGTAGCCAGTACAGGCGTATCAACCACTCAGATCGACTACAGGGACGTAGGATTAATACTTGATGTTGGAGTACATGTAGAAGAAAACAACGTGGTACGGTTAAAACTAAAGCAAGAATTATCATCTATAGTAACCGATTCTAATCTTTTAATCGCTTCACCATCATTTACACAGAAAACTATTGATATGGAATTCAATGTTACAGCTGGTGAAAATATCTTTGTTGGTGGATTGATACAGACTGAGGATACCTTCAGGACTAAAAAAATTCCTTTTCTTGGTTCACTTCCTTATATCGGATCAATGTTCAGTTCACAGGAAAAGATTAAAAAAGAGACTGAACTAATAATGATCGTTGATGTTGAATTGCTCCAAACAGATAAGGATATCTATCAATATACCAATCCACTACAACAAAAAATTAAAGGAGTCTAATTATGGCAATGAGAACAATTGTGGGAAAAATAGGTAGTGGAAAAACCTATTATGCAGTGCACCATGTATTGACAGATAAATTTGAATGGAATGATACAACTGATGAATTTACCTTAAAAGATACACGGATCCCAATGATGATATATTCAAATATTAGAAATATGAAACTTGGCGGGGATCTGGATGAAGAAATTAAAACCGCTGGTGGACTGAGAAAGTTTTTTCATATTGACTTTCAGCGAAATTTTTGTAGAGGAAGAAATGTAATTTATATTATAGACGAAGCACAGACAGGTCAGTACTTTCATCGAAAATTCTATGATGTTGATGTACTAGAATTTTTCCAAAAGCAACGACACGTTGGTGCTGATGTTTATTTAATTACCCAGGACATTAGGTGTTTAGCCAGGGAATTTCAAAACTTAGCAGAATATGAAATTCGTGCGGTTCGTCGTTCTCATTCATTTGGTAAGAAATTTACCTATAAAATCTATTCAGGTGATGAATGCACAAAAACAAAAAGAATTCCTAAACTGCAAAGAGTATTTAAAATGTATACATCTATGGAGATTGAAGAAGGTGAGAAGATAAAATCATCAACTACAAAGTTTATAATTTATACCCTACTTTTAATCGTTGGAGCTGGTTTTGCTTTTAAGTATGGATTTATGAACTTTATTGGTCACATGAATTCTAAATCAAGTGTAACAAAACAAGAAGTTGGTACTGTAGAAAAATTAAATAAACAATCAAAAGTAGTTACTATTGTCGAGGGGCCCGCAAAAGTAATTCAAAAAAATATGTTTAAGATTATTGGATATGTAGATGATGGTGGGAAGAAATACTATATTGTAAATACTGGACGTTTAATACGTGTTCAATATACAGGAACTCCTAAAGGTGTTGGAGAGTCTTTGAGAATTGATGGTGTTTGATATCTTATTCACTAATCAAGACGTGATCCCGAATCTTCTGAACTTCCCATTTGCATTTGAGGGCGATTTTTACAATAAACCTTTTGCGCAAAACTCGTGTAGATCCATTGGTTTAATTGTTGTGGCCCCATCCCAGAAATGTGAGCGATGATGGCCAACTTTCTGAAAGGAACTACATATGATAAGGCCACACACAGGACAATCATGATTAACTTTCTTTAGTGGGTCAGGACATCCACAGTTAGGACAGGTTGATGAGGGGCTGTGTACTGAGAAATCAAAAAGTTGGGTTTGCAGATTTGTTTCAGCTAAAACTATATTACAATCAGGACAACGAATAGATTGCGGGATCTGAAAATACTTTCTTATGCAATCTTTATGGTAACTCTTGCCGCGGAACATTGTATATCGGTAAAGATCTTGATTTTTAATCGGTCGTTTGCATAGTAAACAATCGAAACATGCATTTTTACACTTTGGACAACTCTGAGCATTTCTGCTGATATTGTGTCCACAATTGATGCAGGGAGTTGTATTGCTTGTAGTCAT